TCAAGTTCATCGGCGCACCAGTGACAGCAGCCGTCCGGAATAGGGCGCGGTGTGCTGTTGGCCTGCAGGTTCTGCAGCGAATACTCGAGCTGCTGCTCGGCGTAGCCGTTGGCGATATCGGCTTCGTCTGCCATGTCATTTCTCCTTGTTGCTGAGTGAGGCACCTGCTGCTGCAGATGCCGTCAATACAAGTCGGGCAGGGCATCAGCCCAGTACTTCCCGGCGTCCGCTGTTGTCCAGAGGGCCGACCACACCGGCATGCTCCATGATCTCGACCAGGCGAGCCGCGCGGTTGTAGCCGATCTTCAATTCACGCTGCAGGGCAGAGATTGAGACGCTGCCTTGCTCGACGGTGAAAGCCACGGCCTCGTCGTAGAGATCATCAGATGCTGAGTCGAGCAGATCCGGCTGGTCTTCTTCCGCCGTTGGCTTGTCGCCCTCTGATGCTGTGTAGCCACCGAGGCCGGGCAGGATGATCATCACCATTTCGCCGGTGTTGTCGGCCAGCTCATGCGCTCCACTGGGTGCGCCTTCCTGGTGAACGTCACGCTCGATCGACAGCTTGGATTCGATGCCGCGCTTGAATACCACCTGGTCGACTTTGCCCAGCACGTATGGGCGGTCATCGGCGGCGATGGTCTTCACGCAACTGGTTACCAGCTCCTTGATCTGGCGATCAATGGAGTCGATGAAGTCCTGTTGCTGCTCCTCGTTCATCTTCTGCCAGACGTTCGGCAGCGCCTTGCAGGTGTTGATTACAACGCCCATCAGGTCGGTGTGCATGGTGTGGGCAGAGGTGCTGAATACGCCTTCTTCAAAATCAATCATGGCTGCAGAGTTCATGTGTGGTTCCTGTCCTGGTGATGATTACTGCTTGCGGAAAATGGCACCGCCATAGGCGATGGCGATAAGTTCACCCGGTACCCAGATACCGAATGCTTCTGTCATAGCGTTGGCTGACAGCTGGATGGCCTGTGCCTCAGCTTCTGCCTGAGTGCATTCAGCGATGGCTGCTGCTGCAGGGTTATCCAGTGGGCCGTAGGCATGCTTCTGTGCCTGTTGCACCGGTGCGGCCGTGGCCGCTTCTGGCAATGGCTCAGGGATCGGCTCGGGCTCCGGTGTAGGTGCCTGCTGTGCCTGCTGATCTTCGGCATATACCCGCTGATGATCTGCACGCAGGGCGCGTTCAGCTTCGGCACGGCGGTGCTCTTCCTCGAACCGCTTACGGCTGCGCTCCTCGGCGACCTTCTGGCGCTCCAGCTCGGAGGCAATCATCGTCTGCAGGCGCTGGCCGTACTCTTCGTCAGAGGCAAACAGGAAGGTTTCAACGTGTGCCCGGGTCAGCGGTGCTGCCAGTCCGGCACGGTAGCTGTCGTTCTCCAACAGGTGCAGACGGATCTGGGTCTGCTGCTGAAGCTTGAGGTCAGCGTTCACACGGATGACCAGCTCATTCTTGGCCGTCGCCGACAGCTTGCCGGTCTTGGTCAGGGTGCTGAGTTTCACCAGGTCATCGATCTGGGTGCGGCGGAACTCATCGGCCACTTCCTGTTCAGCCCACATGCCAGCTCGGGCCGCTTCCAGTGCCGCTTTGGCTTTGGCCTTGGTCTCATCCTCGAACACCTGCACCTGGTCCAGCAGTCGCTGCCGGCCCTCCTTGCACATCTGTTCCAGTGACTTGGCCTTGCCCTCGAAGTCTTTGATCGGGCCGCTGACTTCGGCAACGGCTTCACGGCGGCGCTTGCTGATCTCGGCAGCCAGTTTGTTCAGCTCCGTGGCCAGCTTCTTGCAATCGGCAAGGGTGTCGGCGGTGACCACTACGTCATACTGTTCCAGCTCGCTCTCCAGCCAGGCACGGGTCTCTTCATAGTTGAAGGCGATCGCAGCCGGGGTGGCGCTGACACTGATCAGTGCGGTGGTTTCGGTTACAGGGGCGTTCATGCGTGTTCTCCGCGCAGGGTGTTGCGTTTGGCTTTGTAGGTTTGCTGGACGGCTGTCAGGTCCACTTCGGGGTGATCATCGGCGAAGCCTTTGATGTCCTGTCCCCACTGGCTGAGCTCTTCGGCGCTGGTGCATTCCTTGATGCCATCGATCATGGTCTGAATGGCGCTGGTGAAGTCGCGTACCGGCTGCTGCTGCGGCTCGCCAAAGTCGGGCATATCAGGCTGCGACGCTTGGGCAGGCTGCTGCACCGGTGCCGGTTCTGCATCGATCGGTGCATGGGTTTTCTTCACCCGGTTCTTGAGTGAGCTTGCCGGTGTCGCGCCGGTGTCCACGGGGTTGATCTCACGCTCGACCGGGGTGCGATCGTGCAGTTCGTCCGGCGTGTAGACGCCCAGGATCACATCAGGGCAGTACATGCGTGCCCAGTATTTCACTGCCAGGTATGCGGCCTGTTGCTTGGGGTTGGTCTTCCACAGCGGGCTGTTCTTGGTGGTGATGGTGTGCAGGTACACCGGCTCACCCCATGTGATCTCGGTTTCACCGGCCAGCACTGCGCCGGTACGCACCCAGGCATCCTTCTTGGACTCGTTCAGCCAGTCACCGCCGTACTCGTACTTGAAGCGGCCCTGAATGGCGCGGGAAGAGCTGATCACTGCATTGACCAGCTGCGCCTCATAACCCAGAGTGCCGTTGACCAGATGCGTCTTCTGCGCCACAGCGAAGGGGTTCATGCCCCACTGTGCGGCCTGCATGGTCACCGCCATACAGTCGCCCATGCTGCCCTGCAGGTGCTTGGGCACGGTGGAACGGCCGGTGGACATCACTTCGGCGAACTTCTGGATCTGGCCCATGATCTGGGGCGACATCAGCATATTGGCCGTGTGCGTGGCGTAAGGTGCCTGCATGTCCGGCTGGTAGTCAGTAACGGCCTGTGGCTGCTGGTAGGCCTGCATTGGGTTGTTCATTGATTATCACCTTTGATTTTGCGTGTGGCGTATTCACCGGCGTTGCAGTCGTAGATACCTGACAGGGCCTTTGCTAAATGCTCGTTGGCTTCAACTACCACTCGTTCTAATTCCCATTGATCACAACAGCTGCCAGTAAGGGTCTGCTGCATTGCTTGGCTAAGCAGTCTTGATGCGTTTGTTATCCCGTGAATCGCTGCGTCCAGCCGGTAGTCGTTAAACAAATACTGATTTGTTTTGCTGTCGCTCATGACAATCTCCTTTCATCGTTGCGCACCGCCCAGCCCGGCCTTTCCAGGCGGCGGATGTGTACCCAGTCGTCGTTGACTCGGCACTGGTGATAGGTTTCGAGCGCTTCGCGGTACAGCTCATGGCCGCGGCGCACCCAGTCAGGATCGAGATCAACTACATCCACGGCGTAGCGACCGGCGCTGACGCTGGAGCTGACCGCCAGGAAGATGAACTCAGGCTCAACACCGAAGTGTTGGCGGTAGCCCTCGCAGTACATGGCGTGCTGGACGTGGTAGCGGAAGCTCTCAACGTGCTTTTCGAACCGGTCGAGCCCGTCCACCTTCTTTACATCCACGATGATGTGGTGGTCTGTCAGGATCCGATCTGGACGAACGCGGCACAGCTCGCCGGTCTGTTCGTCGGTCCAGTAGATCGAGGCCTCGTTCACACCCCGTTGCTCGAAGATCCACTGAGCGGTCGGGTGAGCCTGGACGCTATCCAGCATGATCTGCAGCTGGCGCCATTCGTCGGTGGTCATGATGATCTTGTCGTCATGCTCGATCTGGAACGCTTCCCACTCGGCCTTGCCGTCATTGGTGCGGCGGTTGAACTCCGGTGCCACGATGAACTGGCCGTCGAACTCGTGCGGCTCCAGCAGCAGGCAGTGCAGGGCGGTGCCGAAGTCCAGCGCCTTGGTTTTCTCCTGATCTACCGGGGCCGATTTTGACCAGGGCAAGGAAGAGGGACAGTGCGCGACCAGGTCCAGACCGCTCTTGCTGATACCGGGGCCAGAGTGGTACTCGGCATTGGTCAGACCGGTATAGAAGCCTGGGCCAATTGCGGTCGATGTTGTCTGCAGCTGCTCCTGCAGGTCAAACGGGTTGGCCGGGGCGTTCATGCGGCCTCCTGCTTCAGAACGGTGTCTACGTTTGTCTGGATGACTTCGAACTCGATTACCCATAACCACGGATTGTCATTCCAACTGCCGGCACTGTTGATCGATTCCCAAAGTCCGGAGAAGGCATGAACTGCGGCAGGTAGCAGTTGGCCTTTGGTTGATTCTGAGTAGAGGAAGCGCTGGCACAGCTCACCATTGATGCCTTCGGCAATTGCGTCCTCCTCTGTGATGTCCTGCAGCCTCTCGACACGCACATCGGTGATGCGTAATGTCAGGCGACTGGCGCAGCGCGGCATATGGATAGATGGCTTCCACGGGATGTTCTCCTTCGGGAAGTCGCTCCCACCGTCATACCAGCAATCAAGACCGCCGCTTGCCCGATACCAGATCCGCTCATTTTCGGTCGGCATGCCGTTATCGTCACACTCGAAGCCGGATATGAAGGTCTCACGCACCCACAGCAGGTCGCCAATCTTGCCGAACGGACAAACCTCGGCCAAAAATCCGTGCGGTGCATCAGTCGAACAGGCTGACTTCTTATCGCTGGACTCTACCTTCCAGCCACTGCGAAACATGCGGTCTTGGTGGATGTTCTTCGCTACCCGCCGCGTCTGCGTCTTCTGACCAGCCAGCAGGGCACGGACCATATCGCCGTTGAACAGGATCGGGCGTGCGTTCATGCGGCCTGCTCCTGGTCGCGGATGCGCAGCGGCACATAATTGTTCATCTTTGCCAACGCATCGCACTGGGCCATCCCGCGTTTGATGGCGGCTTTCAGCTCCAGATCAGAGATTGAGTCGAGTTCGACATCCTGCTCGGCAACTTGGATGTATCCCAGCTCCAGCATCCGGTCATCGATCGGGACCAACCAAGGGATGATGTTCTCGGGTTCACTGGTATGGACAGTGAGGTAGAGCGTTACGGTAGTCATGGGGTTACCTTTACTTGGCGAAGCATTGACGGAAGGTCGGCAGGAAATCGGCCAGCGTGTAGGGCACCGGCGATGCTGCCAGCTCAATGGCGGCAGCAAGAGTCGTGTTGAACTCCTGCTCCGGAGCAGATGAAACAGCCGTGATGGCCTGGCGTAGCCGGTGGTTCTCGTCAGCGATGACCTTCATCTTGTCCATGGCGCGAGCAAGCAGCTCGGTATCACTGACCGGGCGATTCTTGCAGGCCGGGTTCGGCACGAACTCCACGGTGATCACTGCCCCGTTGTGGGTGAAGGTGTCTTGCATCACCACTCCTCCATCATGATTTTCAGAACCGGTCGCACCGGCTCAACGTTATGTAAAGCCCGCAGGCAGTAGAAGGCCGTGGCCACGCCCCAGCCCAGAACGAAGAAGCCGACAAGGCCGACCAGCATCAGGTACAGCTGGAACACCGCTTCGATATCGCTCATGCCAGCGTTCCCAGGTAGGTTGTTGAGGGAATCAGCCCATCAGGGCCAGTACCGATCTCGCACAGCTCGTCCCGCTTGGTGCGGCTTGAGCGAGCGGTGATTCGAGCCCGGCTGCGCGGACGTAGAACATCGTCACTGCCAGACACTGAAGCACTGAACAGCGCGACCACGATCAGCAGCAGCTGCAGACGGTTCAGGGCGCCGACCTCGATCATCTTGTTGATCGCCACCACCACGTCACTGCAGTCGAGCTTGAAGTACAGGGCCTGCCAGTACTGGTAGACGGTGTTCTTCGAGCAGTGCAGCTCCCGGCCAGCATCAGCCGCAGTGAGTCCGTTGGCCCGGCAGACCGCCGCACGGACTTCACCCGGCGTCAGCTTGCGGCCTGACTCCAGCAGGGTTGGGATGCCCTCCCAGTGGCCGAGGGCGTAGCCGTTTTCGGTTCGTGTGATCATTTCAAGCACCCCAAAAGTTCAAGTAATCTTGAACAAATGAAAGCATGCTTTAAGTTTCAATGCAAGCATGCTTGCACGGAGATGGGATAAATTTGCAGTGCGCAGTAGGAAGTCGCACATCCACGACGGCAGGGAGATGGCTACATGTCTGTACAGAAACGAATTTTCCTTGTGTGTGCCGTGTCCCTGTTATCGGCATGCACAAGCGTCCCGCAGATCACGGTGCCCGAGAAAATTACCACGACCGAGAATGTTCTTTCTCCAGCCGTTGGGGCACCAAGCAAGAAGGATGTCGGAGAGGCCATCCTGATTCAGCAGCTCGGCAAGAAGACGACGCAGCGGCTGGCTGTGCTTCAGCAAGAGCTGCGACGGGATGCTGATTTTGTCAGTAGCGGTTACTCGATCATTATCCCCAGTGGTGCCAAAGGCTACTTGTCCGAAGGCGAAAACGCGGCCTGTTTCCAAAATATGGGAATGAATGCAGGGATCTACGGCAGCAGAGGGAAAAGTTTATTCTGCTTAACTGACACCAATGGATCGGGTGCTTACGACCGTGCCGTTCTGGGATCGATCAATAACTGGGGGGACTTTGAAATTCCCAGTACGCCCTACAAAATCGAAGAAGTTACCGTCGGATATGATCCTGATTCTATCAAGAGGGAGTTGGTCTTCCAGGGACTTCGAGATGGCCAGATCCAGGTGCTCTATCGAGAATATACGGCCGCTGATATGGCTCGCGCCGCGTTCACGCAATCGGTCAGTTACGATGTTTCAACGACACCCGTAATAGGCTTCAAAGGCGCGAGAATAAAGGTTGTCAGAGTGACCGGAATAGATATCGAGTACACGGTTGAAAAGCCATTCAATTAGGCGGCAGAATTTCTTTTCAGTAGGGTGATCACATGGAATGGATCATCGGCGCGGTGGCTCAGTAAAACCTTATAAATTGATTATTCATACACTTTTTGGACAAGAACATGACTCCGGAAGAGCAAGAGCAAATCGAGCTTCAGCTGCAAGAGTTCAGCAAGAAAATTGATTTTTATACATCTGAATACACTGTCGAGATATTAGCTCATAAAGTTAGCAATGAAGATTTTGTTGTGCCTGAATACCAGCGAGAGTTCACTTGGGAAACCGAGAGAAAGTGTCGTTTTATTGAATCGTTGTTGATGGGGCTACCTATCCCGTTTGTGTTCTTATGGGTGAATGACGAGACTGGACAGCTTGAAATAGTTGATGGCTCACAGCGGCTACGAACCCTTGAGGAGTATATTCATAATCGCCTTAAACTCGAAGGCTTGGAGCGGCTTAACTTGCTCAATGGGACTAAATTTGAGGATTTGACACTTGCCCGCCAGCGGAAGCTTAATAATTTATCAATCAGGGCGGTGGTGCTGTCAGATAAGACCGACCTTGAGGCCCGTATTGACCTGTTTGAGAGGATTAATACTGGTAGTAAAGTTGCAAATCCTGCAGAGGTACGCCGAGGGGCCCAGCGTGGCCCCTTCATGGACTTCATTATTGAAATTGCACAGGATGAGCAATTTAAACGGCTAGCGACAGTAACCTCAACGCAGACCGCTACTCGAGAAAGAGAGGAGTTAGCGCTAAGATTTTTCGCTTATACAGATGGTCTTGGCGAATATAGAGATAGAGTTAAGGAGTTTCTATTTACTTACACTCGTAGCATGAACGAAAAATTCGGAGATGATCCATCACTGGTTGATACATACCGTGAACGCCTGAGTACTGTGCTGGACTTTGTTGAGCAGTCCTTTGCTTTAGGGTTTAGAAAGTCTCCTCGTGCAAAAACAACACCACGTTCACGTTTTGAATCAATCGCAATAGGCGTTCATGAAGCGCTGAAAGTAAATCCTTCCCTCACAGTCACCCAAGCGCAAACCGATGAAATAGTTAACAGCCGAGAGTTCCTGAAAAAAATTACCTCTGATGGAGCCAACGTAAAGAGTAAGTTAATCGGCAGAATCAATGTTATGCGGGATGCTCTGTTAGAGGATAACTAATCGTGCAGCTAGTTCGAGATACATATAACGAGCGGATCAGTGATATTGAAGCACACTTCGAGCTCATTAAAAATATCAGCGATGCAGCTGTTAACGGTGGTGCCAAGTTTCCTGTAAATGATGGCCAGTACACAATCACGACACAGCAGCAAAAAATATTATTCTCTAGTACATATTTACAATTATATAACTTGGTTGAATCAACAGTTAACCAGTTGATGGACGCGGTTGCACGGCATAGTATGCAAGGTATTGGGGGTGATCTTGCTCGATTATCAGAAAAAGTTAGAGATCAATATCTAAGGCACGTTCTTCGAACGAGTGATATAAGCTTGACTCCTGAAAATCGTCTCGCCAATGCGATAAAACTGTTACAGCAAGCGTTAGGTATGGCCGATGTCGAGATTAAAATCCCTCGTGGAGGGGGAGGAAACTGGGATTTGGAGACAATAGGAAATTTAAATGATCGTATTGGAGTGGTTTGTATTTTATCACAGGATATAAGAGCTAAACTGTATAGGCCTTTCCGAGATGATAATGGTCCCCTACGCTGTATTAAAGTTGTACGGAATAATCTTGGACATGGCAGTATATCGTTTGCTGAGTGCGGGAGCGGTCATTCTTACAGTGAGTTCAGAACGCTAATTGATATTGTTAAAGAGTACTTAGAGCAATTAATGGATTCTTACGAGAATTATATTGATAGCCAACATTACTTGCTAGATGAAGAAAGTGCTTAAAATTTCAGGTCAGGGCTGCCAAAATGCTCTGACCTACCACCTCTCCCAAGCGCACAGGAACAGCATTGCCAATCATCTTGGCGAGAGCGGCGATTGAACGCTTCTCCCCTGGCGGGACAAACTGGTAGCTTTCTGGGAACGACTGAAGCAAGGCTGCTTCACGGAGACTGATAGCACGATCTTGCTCCGGATGTCCGAAGCGGCCATTGCCATAACCATTGCACTGGGTGGTGATGGTTGGCGATGGTTCATCCCACGACATTCTGCCGTAGACACTTGGGAACGTTTTCCCGCTTTCTTTACGGTGACAGCTGGCCCGCAGATCTTCTGGCCAGTCTAGCCATGAACCACCAGGTACAGAGGCTTGGATGCGCTTCAGATTAATAGGGCTCAAGATGGAGGCGCGGTGTAGTGGATCGTCGCTATGAGTCTGGCCAGCCACCAGTGATGGCAGGTCAGCAATAATATCGGCGACGGTCATATATCGATCGGGCATATGCGTGGGCTCTGGCAAGCGTGCCTCTTTCTGGAGGTATGCCACCAGCATTAACCTCTTTCGGGTTTGTGCCATGCCGTAATCTGGGCAGAAAACCACACGATAATCACACTGGTAGCCTGCTTCAGTCAAACGCTGAAGGAATTCGTCAAATACCGGCTGATCAACGAGCCCCGGCACATTCTCCATCGTCACGAAGTCCGGACGAACCTCGACAACCAAGCGGCCAAAGCTATTCAGCAGCCCCCAGCGCTTATCTTTCAAGCCTGTCGTATTTGTGGTTCTTGAGTATGTGGAAAATGGCTGGCAAGGAGCACATCCAGCAAGCAAAGTGTAATCGGCTCCAAGCAGGTGTGCCTCAACCTCTTCCTTGCGAAGCGTGGTAACGTCCTGATTGATAAATTTAGCCTGATTGTTGTGTTCATAAGCAAACCGGCAAGACTCTTCAACATCGTAGCCTGCTACAACGTCAATCCCGGCTCGCTGCATGCCGTGAGTTAACCCACCAGCTCCACAGAACAGATCAACCGCTTTGATTGTTGGACGCTTTGACACTACACCTCCTGAAAGACGGCGATTCTAACCTCACGATGAGGTATCGTCATCACCAGCATCTCATAAACGGTGTTTAACATCGATGTTTTTTGCTTTTGCTTACCCAGGTCACGCGAATGATCCATAGATTGAGGGCAGGGAGGTCCTGAAGAGGGTCACAAATTCCGTGAAACAAGCTTCTTAACCTCAGCAATCACGTCACAGCTTCCTGGCATTCCAGGCAAGCAGCACCTTGGCGTGAATCCTCACTTCATCCAGCTTAACCACCCGGTCTTTGTGCTTGGGGTTGTCGCTGATCAACTCGATCTCGGTGGCTGACACCATCTGCAGGCGCTTGATGTAGAGCATGTCATTCCAGGTCAGCAGGTAAACGCCATCACCCATGAAGGTCTGCACACCGCGGTCGATGATGACCGGATCGCCATCGTTGATGGTGCCTTCCATGCTTTGACCATAGCCAGTGACGATCGCCAGGTTGCTGGCTTGGGTGTAGCGAACACCCAGGGCCGATAAATAATCCTGGTGCAGAGTCAGGTGACGGATGGTCTCCACGTAGTCAGGTGCGACTTGGCCGGAGCCCATAGCACCACGTACATCAAATTGCGGAATTGTTATCTCGCCGTCACGCAAGCGGGCCTTCTGGAAGTCAGCGGCAATCACATTGCCGGCACTTTCCTTGGGCTGATCAGAGTGAGCTGTTTCGAGCTGGGTGTGGTTTTCTTTGGGGGCGGCAGAGTCCTCAGCCTTGGCTTGACCGACGATCATCGGGCCCTTGCCAGAAATCAACCAATCCAGACTGCTTCCATATTCCTGAGCTATGGCAGCCAAGTGCTCATTTTTGATGTTTGAAGTCTCACCAGTAAACCACTGGCTGACAGCCTGGTAACTGATGCCACATGTGCGCTCAAGGGCGCGCCTCATCCCGCGCTTTGGGATGTCGCGATAAGTAAGCAGTTCTTGGATTCGGTCGATGGTAGTCATAGAGCGAATATACAAGTGTGCTTGTGAAGCATGCTTGCATTCAATGTTCAATCATGCTTGAATTTCACCAACTTCAGTGGAGAGCAGCATGACACGTTCCGAAGCAATCAAATTTTTCGGCGGTATTCCTGAGTTGGCCCGGGTGCTCGACATCACCTACGAAGCCGTACGCCAGTGGCCTGAAGACGGAATTCCTCTTCTGCGGCAGTACCAAATTCAAGAGCTGTCCGAAGGGGCGCTCAAAGTATCTGGAAAAAAGCAGAGTCAGGTCACCGCCGCATGACCCCCGATCTGGACCCAGTATCGCTGTTTGGATCGGTGATTTTTATCTACTGGCTGGGGTGTGGATTCGTACAGTAGCGCGGTGCCTTTGACCGGCTTCTCCCTCTCGCCGGTCCTTTTTTGAGTGCCTTCCTGGAGGGTACTGAAGAAAGCTGACAGGAGATCCAGCTTAGCCGTCCGGCGCGGATTGCCGGACGCATCATTTTACCCGGGCGGGTAGTGCCGTTGGCGAGATCGGCGCCCAAGACAATCTCGCAAGCCAGGGGTTTTGATATTTTCCCCCTTCAGCCGGTACCCGCGCCGGGGCGAAAAGCGGGACAACCGAAGAGCGTCTTCACTGAGGGCGCTGTTCAGTTGTTTCAAGTTTCACGCCGGCCTGTGTCGGTCTCATTTTCGAGGGAGAGTGATGGCTCACTGCAGTAACAACCTCAAACACAGGTTAATCCCAATAGAGCTGCTCAGTCTGAATACTGCGCATGTTGGCTGGGCGGTATGAACAACCTGGAGTACGACGCGCTCGAGGATGAGCGCCTGCCGCATGAAGCACGAACACTCTATGTGATGTGTATCCGACGGTTCATGGATTACGACACGGGCCTGACCGGTATTAAACGCCGCGTCAGTTACCAGATGTTCAAGGAGCGACTGGAGGTGCATCGTCCCCCCAGGTCTCCGATCCCGAGCTTCATCCCGACCAAGAAGCAGCTGCGTGGTTATGTCGATCACCTTGAACGTGTGGGCCTTATCGAGAAGTTGCCCCAGGCAAAAGAGCGCGATCCGATGGTTTTCCGGTGCCTGCTGGCCACAACGGATTCAGTCCGTTTTCAGGAAGAAGGGCACAAGCAGGGCACATCACCGGGGCACGTAGAGGGGCACGATGTTTTGGCTGATGCAGGACACAGCGAAAGCCAGCAACCACGGGCATTAGAGCCTGAAGCAGGGCACAAGCAGGAACTGCAAGCGGGGCAGGAAGAAGGGCACAGTGTTTTTTCGGAAGTGGGGCACACCTCCGTTACTTCCGTTAATACAACAACATCATCACGCGCGCAGGGAGCACCACACGATGGCCGGTCATTCGCGATGACCTGGGATTGGCAACCGAGTGAGGGTGTCATCCGGCATTGCCGTGCGATGAGGGTGAACTGGTCAAACCTGGCGCAACAACAGCGTGATGCCTTGATCGACGAACTCCGGAGCTATTGGGTGACTCGGCCCAACCGGTTTCACACGCAGGACCAATGGGACAGAAAACTTGCACAGCAAGTGGTCAAGAAACGATGGGGAGGATCCGCCAATGAAACCAGTCAATCAGCTACTCACGGAGCCGGGAAGCCGCTCAGTGCCGTTGACCGAGTCAGGCAAGCGAACCGAGACCGGTACGAGCCATACCCAGAGGGGCAGATCATTGACGTTAACTGATCACGACATGGGAACCCTCTGGGAACGCATGACGCAGATGTTCGGCCATCGCTGGGTCAGTGCTTATGGCGCCTCAGATACTGATAACGTCTGGCTGGCGTGCCTGGATGGCCTGAGCCCTGAACAACTCCGTTCTGGTATGCGAGCTGTTGCCCGGGGCGGGGAAGCGTGGCCGCCGACGGCGCCACAGTTCCGAAAGCTGTGCGAGAGCGCCACGCTCGCTGACCACGGGCTGCCAGATCCTGAGCGTGCCTACCGCGAGGCGGCCAGCAATGCCCACAACCCCAGTCGTGTGAATTGGAGTCATCCCGCTGTCTACGTAGCTGGCCGTGAGACCGGCTGGTTCGATCTGCGTCATGCCGAAATGGGTGATCGGATCGAGCAGCGTTTCCGCCGTAATTACGAAATTGTCACACGTCGAGTACTGGCCGGTGAGCAGCTGGATGCCGAGATCCCAGTTGCACTGGAAGACACACGCGGCCGCCGCCGTCCGCTGACCGAGAAAGACCGTGCGGCTGGGCGCAGTGCACTGGCCCAACTGAGAGGGCTGGTGTGATGGCCATGCCTGAGTCACAGATCGTGATCAATTCACCTGACTCACTTCGCGACCGCATGATGCGTGTTTGGGAGTTGGTCAACCAGGCCGTGAGGGCTGGTGGGGCTGTGGCCGTCACGATCGGCAAGCCCAGCAAGTCACGGGACCAGGAGCGTAAGTATCACGCCATGATCGGTGATATCGCCAAGCAGGTGACGTTCTACGGCACCAAGCGACACAGCGCCGAGGTTTGGAAGGCCCTGCTGGTGGAGATGTTCGAGCGCGAACGCCAGGCGATGGGTGAGCCGCTGCGCAAGCCTGGGCGCTTGGTGCCGAGCCTGGACGGTGAGCGCATGGTGTCGCTGCGTCCGTCGACCCGGGATTTCAGCGTCCAAGAGGGGCGCGACTTCATTGAGTTCCTGTATGCCCAGGGTGTGGAGATGGGGGTGAACTGGAGTGAGCCGGCGCTGAGGGCCTATGAAGAGTACCGAGAGGCTGCGCCGGGGAGGAAGCGGGTATGAAGGAAATGACACACGACAGCCTCAGTGAGTTAGCAAGCAAGTGGCTCAAGCGCAGCTACAGTGCGAATGGCCCTGGCTGCCACATTGGTCTGGTTGAGGTGGGCGGTCTGTTCGGCGGTGAACGGGCAGATGCTTGGGGTTACCGCTGGGGGCATCAAGGAGGTTCAGTGCTGGTTGAGGTGAAAGTCAGTCGCTCCGACTTCCTGGCTGATGCAAAGAAGCCGCACCGGAACGGTGATGTTTTGGGTATGGGTACATATCGATATTACATGTGCCCAGAAGGCATGATCCAGCCGGATGAACTGCCTGACGGGTGGGGGTTGTTGTGGGTCAACAAGCGCGGCCATATCAAGCCAAAAGCCGGGCATGTTCTGCTGCTGAAAAGTTGGAAAACCATGAATGAGCTGCAGCCTTGGCAGCACGAAGTGAATGTGAAAGGCGAAATGGAGTTGATGGCACACCTGCTGGCCCGGCTTGGCGATCCGCAGGAAATGAACCAGCGATACCGCGCTATGCAGTCAGAAGTTGGCAGGTTGACTCGCCGAGTGAATGACCTGATTCAACGTCGAGACCACCAAGCCAGGAGAAAGCAGGATAGGGCGGTGGCGCGAGAGGTGTCCGCATGATCGAGTTCATTGTTCCAGGTAACCCCCAGGGCAAAGGTCGGCCCCGTGTTGGTCGAGTAAACGGCCATGCCCGGATGTTCACGCCGCCGAAGACGGTGGCGTATGAAGGGGTTATCGCGCAGGCAGCACAGCAGGCGATGGAGAAGCACAGTATCCAGCCATTGCAGGGACCGGTTCTGATCCAGATGACCATGTTGCATGCGGTACCGAAGTCCTGGTCGAAGAAGAAGCGTGAGAAGGCTCTGACTGGTTACATCATGCCGACAGTGAAGTGTGACGCGGATAACTGCCTGAAGGCGGTGTGTGATGCGCTGAACGGCGTGGCCTGGCGGGATGATACGCAGGTGGTGGATGTGTTTTTGACAAAGCGGTATGCGGAAGATCCGCAGGTTCGGGTGAAGATTTCGCCGGTGGATGCAGAGCCGGCGCAGGGGAAGGGGTAAAGGATGGATCTTGATGATCTGATACACGTTTACGTCACTGGCTGCAGTGCTGACGACCTGCGCAACATGGTGGCAGCGACCGGGTATCGCTCGGTTATGTCAGAGCTTCACAAGAACCAGGGCCTCATCGCCAGCGGCGGCGGTGGAGGCTCGCACGATGCGATGATGGTTGCGCTGGTTGATCGGATGCCGGGAAGGTACGCGCCCCAGATCATCGACACGATCAAGGCAGGGTTCTCGGAGTTGTGCAGAGCCAACCCACTGCGTTATCAGGTGGTGATCTGTGATCACACGGATCGACGGCCACGGGCGCAGAAAGCGGAGTCTCTGGGGATCACGGAGATCAAGTTCAAGAATGAACTCCGGACTGGGCGTGAGTACCTGGGCGTGCGGTTCATCGATTTGCTGCTGCCGCGTCAAGAGATCGCTTAACTGGTTTTTTGCACAGGCTGTTTATTTGTCCATATTTCGCTTGCAACTGCCGGATATCCATACTAGATTATTCGCATAACGTGCCGTTGTTGGCACTGCACGAAACCTCGCTCAGGCGGGGTTTTTTTGTGCCTGAAAGTAGTTGCAGACACTGCCTGGAGACATAGGGTTCACCACATCAGTTAACCAAATATAGGGTTTTGATGATGGAAGAACTCGAAGTTATTCGCGCAGTATTAAGGGTTTTATGTTCATTGGCCCGCCTGGGCTTATTGATCCGTGAACTGTTTCGCAAGAGAAAGTCTCGCCGTGAGGCGACACGCTACCGCTGTGAAGCGGAAGACAACCGACCCGGCGGATAACCCGGGACCGAATTCATCAAGCCATTCGTGAGAATCGCTATGCCTACCCAATACGACGAGCTGATCCGGGCTGCTGTTGCACAGTACCTGCCTGATCACGATTGGCGTCTCCTCAAAGCGCAGTACATGGCCGAGTCCCGGCTTGACCCGAATGCGGTCTCCCCGGTTGGGGCTCGGGGTATTGCCCAGTTCATGCCTGCAACCTGGGACGAAGTTTCCCAGGAGCTTGGCTACCCGTCTGATGCGTCTCCTTTCGATGCTGATCTGGCTATTCCTGCAGGTGCCTATTACATGGCCAAGCTGCTGAATAGCTGGTCGGCTCCTCGTCCTGATCTCGATCGCTACTGCTTGGCGCTGGCTAGTTACAACGCAGGCTTCGGCCATTTGCTGAAGGCGCAGAAAGCTGCAGGCGGTGCGAATGATTACGCGAGCATCATCCGAGCGCTGCCGCAGGTCACCGGTCATCATGCGGCCGAGACAACTGCCTACGTGAAGCGCATCCTCAACTACTTCAACCAGATGGTGACAGGGTGATGCCGGAAAAGGACCCGACAAGTTATCAGCTACTGACCTACCTCTGGGTGATGGCGTTGGCTTCATGGGGTGGAATCGTGAGCTACATCCGCCGCGTTAAAGCCGGCACCGCCGAACGGTTCAGCTTCATGGAGCTCATAGGTGAGATCGTGATCTCTGCGTTCACTGGCGTAATGACGTTCTGGTTGTGTGAGCTGGCCAGTTTCCCCGATCTGCTGACTGCTGCGTTCGTTGGCGTGAGTGGGCACATGGGCAGCCGTGCCATTGCTCTGATGGAAGATTCGTTCAAGAAGAAGATGGGGGTGCGCTGATGCGTAAGTCAATTCTCGCCCTGGCGATCGCTGCGGCTATTGCGTCATCGGGATGTTCAGCACCTCGTCTGCAGGATGGTTATCAGTTTGGCGATCTGACCGGTACCGCCCTGGATACAACGATCAGTTTATCTGAACTGCAGGATGACTATTGCGCGACAGCTGATCCTGTTGCGCGCTCCATTCTGCTGGGTCTGATGCGTTCAGTTGTTCCTGAGTATCCAGTAAAGGGACTGTGCACCAGTGTGCTGGATGTGCTCGGGGGGCAGCAATGAAGTATTACGAACGTGGCTGGAAGTACGAGCTGGCCGAGGATACCGACTTCCAAACCCAGATATTCCCAGAACACACAATCACGACGGATTTTATTCAGTTGAGGCCTGATGGCTTGCTGACATTGTGCAGGGGGTATGCCTGGGACGGCGCTAGCGGCCCAACGATCGATTCAGACTCAAGCATGCGCGGCAGTGCAGTCCATGATGCGTTGTACCAATTGATGAAGCTTGGCTTGCTGGATCTGGACTGGTTTACCGAAAGCAACCGTGAACTCCGGCGCTGGCTTAAGCTGGATGGTATGTCATTTGTCCGGCGCTGGGCCTGGTACCACGCGGTTCAGCAGTTCGGGCGCGGTCATATGTTCCGGGAGCATGACGACCAGAAGCTCTACGAGGCGCCCTGATGCCAGCTAAGCCACCGCGCCCATGCCGGGCACCGGCCTGTGGCCGCAAGACAACGGCCAGCCACGGATACTGCGAGGAGCATGCCCACCTGCACAAGCCGTGGGCTTCACGCAAGGGATCGGGTCGTGGCGGTCGTCCCTGGCGTCGCAAGCGTGATCGGATCATGGCGCGGGATAAAGCACTGTGCCAGCCATGCCGTCGAGGTGGTCGGGTGACGCCGGCAACAGAAGTTGACCACATTAAGCCGGTTGCCGAAGGCGGCACTGATGCTGACTCAAACCTGGAAGCGATCTGTACCAGCTGCCATCGAGAGAAGACGGCGCGAGAAGCGCAGGCCGCAAGGGGGAGGGGGGAGTCAAATCTCTGAGAGTTACGAGGCCGGACACCGCCGCCCAAGTCACTTTTTTACAGCCGCGAAATTGAAAATTAAATCCGGCGCGAATGGTTCTCATCTATGACACGCGGACGCAAGCCCAAGCCAACCAGTCTCAAGGTCATCCAAGGCAATGCCGGCAAGCGAAAGCTGAATGATGCCGAGCCTTCTGCTGATGCGCTTCAGGAAGTACCGGCCGCTCCTGGTTGGTTGTCCGAACGCGGCATGGAAGCATGGGATCATCTCGCCGCCTGGCTGGTTGGCTCCAAGATTCTGACGGCCACAGACCTGCACAACCTCGAAGCGTTCTGTTCCGCCTACAGCCGGTGGCGGGATGCTGAAGAGCACTACGCTATCGGTGGTCCGGTTGTTGAGGGGGCCACAGGCGGTCCCGTTAAGAATCCGGCAGCAACAGTAATCAATGAGTCCCTGAAGCAGATGGCGATGTTCGGATCCGCGCTTGGGTTGGACCCGGCCAGCAGGGTACGCCTCGCTGTTCCAGGCGGTGGTGATGACAGCAACCCATTCGCCGAACTGCTCGGCAAGAAGCGGGGCGGGAAGTGATGAGACTCAATGGCCAGTTATCCGAACGTCAATGCCGCGAACAAGTACGCG